TTCAAAACCTCCTTTCTCAGGCCACGCGCCGCCAGATGTGCACATAGTAGGCGGCGGGCTGCACGGTATAGCTGCGACCGTAGATAGGATTCGAGTGAGAAGCATCGAAAGAAATATCATATGCCGACCCTTCATATCCAGCAAATCCACAATAAGGAGAGCTAACCTCTGTAACTGCAAAAGCACCTATTGACGATATGGCGTTTTTATTACCGCGAAATGGTGATGTTTTACCGTTATTTGAGGTTTCGATTAAGCTGCCTGTGATGTTGGGCAGACCGGCCTCCACGGTTGTGCCCGCTGCGTGGGCATAGCTTGCACCCATCAGCACCCGGTTTTGCGCAATCTCCTGCCATGTACCGCCGAACAGTGCGGCGGGGCTGGTGGGGTCTTCCGAAATCCAAAATTTGATTTTGGCATGGTCTTCTGCCAGAGCGTCTGCAATCAAGGTCTTTACAGCGTCTGCGCTTATCACGCCTTTCAGCGCATCGCCAACAACCTTTGCGTCAGCCGGGGCTCCCTCAACGCTCAGCGTCTTGTCGGTGCTCACGATGGCCGCAGCCCTGTCCGCTTCAGCTTTGGCAGAAGCGGCAGAGTTTCCCGCGTTCGTTGCGTCTACGGATGCTGACTGTGCACTTTGGGCCGCGCTGGTGGCAGCAGAATTTGCGCTAGATGCAGCCGAAACGGCTTCTTCTTTTGCGTTAATCGCTCCCGCAACAGTACTCAGTTCGTTTAAGGTGGCCGCATTGATTGGCGTTCCTTCTTTTACTGGCTCGTCATTTCGGATAAGAGTGACAATTTCGGATGTTCCATCCGACTTTACCATTGTCCATCGACCCGGATATTTCGCCACACGGTCTTCAAAAACCATATTGTCCATCTCCTGTCATGTATTCACCGGAAAACGTAACGTATGTTTTAGCAAGCGTTTCAATGTCGAACAAAATTTGCTCAATTTGATTCATCGTTGAAAAATCGAGTTTGTTCATGCTTTCTGGCGTATCTGCAATAACAGATGGGCCAGAGCATTTAGCGCGAATGGAGTTGATGTTAGAAAGCCAACGTGTTGCATCGGAGATTTTCATATATCCATCGACTGTCCAATCAGTCCGAACAGAAACAGACGCGCCAACAATGGAGCCAAGCTCTTGAATGCCGGATTCTATGCGGTTAAAATCCGTATAGCTTAAAGCGCCCTTCATTCCGGCAAGCCATTCCGATTGTTCGGCTTTTGTCCACGTGCCTGTTCTCGCCTTTGCGGTAATTTCTTTCACGCGGTCAACATCTGATTGCGTGCGGTCTGTAATCCAACGAGCCATAAATTATTCTTCCTCAACTCTGTTTTGATACCCAATAGGCAAATTGCTCGGAACGGTAAACATGTAATGATAGCAATTGCGGCCATCGTTGCCAGAACCGATACAGTTATAAAAAAATAATTCGTCTTCGTCATCATAACTGCCAAGATGTGCTCTGTCCCAATACTTTGAAACAACGATAGAACGATAATAGATATCCCCAACAGAAGGGCCCATGCCCCAATATTCAAGATGGGTAATGGGAGTTCTCGTCCACTGCTGATACGGGCTGTAATCGTCTCCGACGGTAAAAAAAGGATTTCTCAAAAGTTCTTTTGCTGTAGGGAGCGGGCTTCCTTCTACGTTGCATCCATAACCCCAAATTTCGTTAATAGAACTACTGTTATCTGGAAATCCGTAGTATATTTCTTTTGCGGAAGGTAAAAATATACTGCGAGATAGAGTAGACACAGCAGAAGGTACGTAATTGTTAGAATCATTTTTTTTGAACGCTGGGGTATAATAAAAAGTAGTTTTGCCGATTTTTTTCTGCATGAAATCAGAAAAAGAATTTTTTATGTTTCCGTTCAATAAGGCATCAATACTGCTGGTCGAATACTCTGCGGGAGTTGTCATTTTACTATCCCACGCAATGTTTTCTGTTTTCGCGTCTTTAAGAGCAAGAAGCGTTCTCCCTTTGCCATTTAATTCTGGCTCGTAATTATGCTTTGAGACAAGAAAAGCGGTATAAGCGCCAGCGACGGAGATGTAAACGGTATCGCCTTCTTTGAGGTTGGAAATCTCATCCGCAATCGCAGTAGCATTGCAAGAAGCAGAAAGGCTCGCAACTGTAGCTGTAATCGTTGCATTTCCGCTGTGTAAATACGTAACGTTGCAGACAGATACGCCGCGTTCGTTCTTGATGACATTCAGCTCAACGATACCAGCGGGAGATGCATTCCAAACAATAACAGGGGAATCGGCAGATGCGGGGGTAAGCGTCGCAGTGAGCGTAATCGTGTCGGAAGGATGTAAGTAAATCTCAGAAGCGTCGATTTGTAACGAATCAACATCTTCAATCATATACCCGGTAACGGAGCCCTTGAAGCTGCCATTAAACGTGTAAGAAACGTCCGTGATCAACAAGTTAGAAGAATATCCAAATTGATGATTGAGCTTGACAAAATCAAGAGCGTCGTTGTGTGGGCTGGCACGATAAGACAGGGTGGCTTTTCGACGGTTAGAAAGTACTTTATAACTTTCAGTTAGAACATTCTTTGGCTGGGAGACGATGGAAGAAGAGATAAGTGCATTATTTACACTTTGCGTAACGCCATCGCCAGTAGCACCATTCGGATACAATGACGAAACTCCATTTAGAGAGTAAGAGATGTTTTTTAACTTATTAGAAAAAGTGATTTCCGGATACTGATAATCATTGATTTCAGTGATTTCATAAATGTCGGACTTGTTTTCAGGAAGGTACGGAACCCGGTCAATCCGAATCTCACCGTTTCTTGTCTGATACAAAGCCATACCGGCTGCGTTAGCAGAAAGCTGTAGCACATCAGCGTTTTTATACGAAGAATTTCCGTTGCTAAAATCAGCTGTATAATCCTTCAAAGATTCATTGATGTAATAGCTGATACCGGAAACATCAAGAAGTTCCAAAGCGTCATAACACATTTCGTATAAAGTTCCGCTTTTCCTTCCGGTATATAGTGAATCGATTAAAAACACCAAAGCATCTCGAGCTTCAAAGGAAGCGGTAATGCCATTAGAAGGAATGTTCCAACTAGAAAGGTAAAACTTACCTCCGTTAATCCATTCAGTCTGTCCGTCCAAGTCCATGCCATACTTTACAAAAACAGCTTGGCGTTCATACAAATACTTATAGAGGCCGTCTGGGTTGATAGGATTCCATTTTTGGTCGCTGTTATCAACGGAAAAAGAAATTGAATCCTTGGAAAGCTGACCGGAAATTGGGTCTCGCTTTGATTTATGGGAATACGACAGAAGGTCTGTTTTGCTAAATTTCACACGTTGTCCAAATTCCACTTGCGAGATACGAGCTCTTCGGTTTGGAATACACCATTCAAGAATTTCAATAATAACCGAATCATAATTGGAAATCTCAAATTCAATTGAAGTTTCGGTGGAATCGTTGTTGTCAATTTGCTTTTCCAAAAGAAGAGCGGTTCCTTTGTAAGCGGAAACTTTAAATGATTTTGCCCATTCATTTAAAATTTCAGACCAAACGATTGTCAGGCCCGGTATTTTTTCTTCGTGGATTTTACTAAAAGAAAATGTGATGGTTGGATGATTGGAGCTTGATACGCATTCACCGCTTACATAGCCGCATTCTTGATACGGTTCAGAATTCGGGACGATATCAAAGCTTCCATCTAAAACCCAAAAATTAGTTTCAGCAGTCGCGTAATTTCCAGAAGTGGAAATGTCCAGGTCAGTGATGGATGCCGCATTACTAAACACGGTTTGCGAACCTGAACTTGCAATAGCGTCCGTTTGCGCCGCATCATCAGCTGCATGATAAGTAATCTGAATAAAAGTTTCGGGTACAAGCGTATTATTATATTGTGAAAGCCACTTATCGGACGGCTTTACAGACATATAAAATCACCACCTTTAGACCTCAACTAGGCTCAAAGAACAATCCGTCCAGCCCATCACATTTCCGGTGTTTGGGCCCCTTCGCCACATTCCGGCTGTTCGATCGGAAACATACATCTGACGTGTGGAATAAGAAGCTGTTGCTTGATTGTAAAATCGTACCGTGCAATAAAAGTTTGTAGTGAATGGGCCGATGACGGAAGCCCATTGTTTTGCGGTAAGGTATTTCCACTTAAGAGCCACTTTTGCAACATCGTGTCGAACCACAGAGCCAACAACCTTGCCTTGCACGTTTCGGCCAGAATCAACGATGGTTGAAGTCGTTGCGCTATAAGAGGAAGGCTCTGGCAAATCTACGCCGTTCACTGATACAAGAGCTTGCATAATTCACCGTTCCTTCCTTAATAGCTATACACTTCCGTCCCCATGATTTGCACGCCGCGGTCAGCCTGCTGCTTTTCAACCGAAGCGGTAATCTGCTTTCCGTCAATGAACAGCCTGACTTCCTTGCCGCCGGTAATTTCGTCACCATAGCGCTGGAAAATATCAAGAAACGCATTATAGCAGCCGTTGTAAACCGCGCCTTGCAGGTCGGAAGAGTTTGTTGACCCGGATGATGTATTGCTGTAGTATCCATTTGCAGAAGTGGTGGAACCTGTAGAAGCATCGTATTCAGGGGTCCCGACGTAAGAAGAATTGTCAGTTGAATATTTTCCACCAAGATTGCTCACAATGCCAACAATCGCAGCGCCTAAGGCAATTGCAGCTGCGCCCACAATAAGTGCTACAGGAATGCCGAAAACTGTAGACGAAAGCGCACCGGCAATAGAAGTAAGAAGGCCAACAAACGCAGAGCCAACAGTTCCAATCAAGCTACCCATTGCGGCAAAAATTTCAGGGAAAGAGCTTACAAGACCACCGAAAAGGCCTTGACTGATTGCAGTGCCAGTAGTGGCTAAAGGCACCTTCAATGCGCTAATTGATGCAGAAATCGTAGTTCCAAGATTGGAAACGCTCTTTACGATTTTTCCAAAATTGCTTGTGATGCCGCTCCAAATGACCTTGCCAACTTTTAACGCTTCGTTAAACAAGGTTTTAGATGCATCCTTTAAAACGCCGGAAATATTGGAAATAAAGCTTTGTGCGTATGCTTTTACCTGATTTCGGTTCTCCTCTCCCATCGCCTGCCAGATAATAGCAGCAGTAGTCGTACCAATTGTTTTTAGGTCGCCGTTTTGCACAGCATTCCAAAGATTTTGTACCGTGCCGAAGAAGTCATTCTGCAAGCCGGAATCAAGTTCCTGCCACTTACTGTCCAGACCGTTGAAGAAGCCATTAACAAAATTCGTTGCGGTGGTCGTGCCATAGTCAATCATTTCGTTGCCCTTCTGCTGAACAACGTTCGCCAGATTGGTCATAGCTTGTTCAACGTAAGGAAGTGCTGAAGTGATACCGTTTGCAAGGCCTTGATCGACATAAACGCCGATTTGGTGAAACACTTGCGAAGGAGAATGAATTTCAAGCGCATCTTTGAAGCCATTGACAAAACCATCAGTGAAGCTCTTAATACCATTTGTAACGGTACTCCATGCATCTTTTAGGCCGTTGATTAGGCCATCCCAGATGAATTTGCCAAGCTTTCTCAATTCGTCAGGAAGCTTTTTGAACTCACCGACAATAGACGAAATGATTTTTGGAACTTCAATAACAACGAAAGCTATCATGCGCTCCCGCCATTTAGAAATAACGTCAAGAGCTTTGAGAATTGCAGTCCAAATATTTCCCGGCAGTTCTTCAAAAAACTTAACAACAGACGAAACGATTTTTGGAACTTCGGTTGTTACAGTAACGACCATGTTTCCAACCCACTCCCCGATTTTGCCGACGGCAAATCCAAGGGCATAGCCGATTTTTTCAGGAAGAGAGCTGAACCACTCGCCAATGCTATTTATGACATCTCCAACCTTTCCGGGAAGAGAAGTCATAAAATCAATGGCCGCATTCCACTTGGTAACGATAATTTGCTTGATGGCTTCAATGCGCTGCTCAAAAACATTTTCGACATAATGCATTTTAATGTCGGCTTCTGCAGCAGCATCTGTTTTTTCACCGCTCTCTTTAGCGCCCCATTTGATACCAGCCCAGTGAAGAACAAGGCCAATACCGACACCAACAGCGGCAACGGCTCCAGCAACAGGAAGGCTTGCGCCAACAAGCAATGCAACGCCAGCACCAGCAACACCGCCAAAAATTCCCATCAAAGCAGCAATGATGGTGTCAAGAACCGGAAATTCTTTCAGCTTTTCGCCAAGAGAGAATGTAATTCCCGCAAAGGTAATAAGACCTGCAAGACCGATAGAAAGCGTTGCGGCTGTACCAGTGGCTACCCCAAGATTGGTAAGTAGTGTGATACCAGTAATAGAGCCGAATGCCGTTGTTAAAGCAGCCTGAATCCATGTGCTTGCATCGCCAAGATTGGCTTCGCCGGTACCAAGCGCATAAGTAAGACCTGCAAGGCTTGCCACAAAAGCGATACCCATGCCAAGCGTAATGCCATCCGCGCCCATTGTGCGCCAAAGAACAAAAGAACCAAACGCAGTAGACACCACTTCACCTAAAAGCTCAAGAGGGTTTCCAGTAGAAGCGTAACCTTTGGCAAAGCTAAATACCAACGAAGCTTCAATAACAACAGTCGCAATTGAAAGAGCCAGCTTTTGCAAGTCAGTCATTTTGGAGATTGCGGTCGCAACATCTGTCAAAAAATCAACAATTTTCCACAATGCAAGCGCAGCAGTGACAGCGCCGATGATGGGGAGCATATCCTTGATTTTCTGCTTAATAGCATCGATCTGCTTTGCGAACTCTTCATTGTACTGCTTGAACATATCGTAGCCGGACAGGTCTACATCGCCCAAGATGTTTCCAGCAGATGCGCCGCTGCCAGAACCAGAACTTCCCTGTGTGGGGTCAATGATGTTCAGTTCATCAAAGCCCATCGTGTAGTCCTTGAGGGCTTTGGCGGCTTTCTTTGTCGAATCGGCCGTGTCATCCATTGCGTCACCGATGCCACCAACGCTGTCAGCGCTTTTAGTGAAATCAGTAAACACGACCTTCACACCCATCAGCTTTGCAACCCACTGGACAAATTCTCGGATAAGTTGGACGGCCGCAATCAGCGGGGGAAGAATGGATTTCATGGCAGGGTAGAGCAGAGAGCCAACAGACTTCGCCAACATATCCAACTGCGCTTTCAGAATCTTAATCTGGTTCGCAGGGCTTTGGATGGTCTGTGCAAGGTTGCCCTGCACGTTAGCAGTCTGCTTCATAATGGCAATGTAACGCAGAACTGCCTTATCCGCCTGAGACAGACTAGAAACCTGTTTGTTAAAGCCTAAAGCAAGAAGCTCCTGCTGTAACCGTGCCTGAGACAGATCAACGCCCAGACGGCGAATAGGCTCAATCTCGCCAGAGATTGCGGAGGACATTGCAGTAAAGGTTTCGGCAACGTCCTTGTTCCAATAGGAGCCTTCGTCATAGGCAAGCTGGGTCAGGTTCTTAGACAGAACGTATGCTTTGTCACTGGTCAGACCAAACGAAGTACCCAAGCTCTGAATGGTAGCCATGTAGGTCATCGCTTTGGTCGGATCAACGCCAAGCAAACCCTGCATCTTGCTAATGAGCGTATCGGTTTCACCGCTCAGATTGCCCATAGCATTATGAAACAGATCTGTTGCTTCATAGAAGTCATTGAACTTCGCAACAGCGTTGCCAAGATACTCAGCGATAGCTTTCAACGAAACCAGCTTTGCCATGTTCCGCATAAAGCCGTTCATCTGATTGGACAGGCTGAGATAGCTCTTGCGCTGCTTTTCATTGGCAGCGGTAACACGGTTAGCCTGTGTCACAACCTTGCTCAATTGCGGAGGGAGCTTTGCAAAAGCGTTGCCCACCTTGTCAAGCTGAGATGCAAGAGGAGTAAGGGCAGTAGAAATCTTCTGACAAGAGCTTGCAAAAGAATCAAGGTCTGTTGCTTTCAGCTTGTCGGTCAGATCAGGAACCTTTCCGATTGCATTGAAAGCGCTGCCAAGAGCTTTAAGGTTCGATGCGTCCAGAATAGACAGCGGAGCCAAAGCGTTAGTGAGCTGAGTAATGCTTCCAGACATGGAGTAAAAGTCAACGCCGTTCAAGCCAGACACAGCAGCAGGAATCTTCTTGATTGCGTTCACGACCGTGTTGATGCTCTTTGTGCTTGCAGTCGTGTTGACATTGGAAAGCCCATTCAGAAAGCTGGTGATTTTGTCCAGCCCGGACATTCCAGCGGATGCCTGTTTCAGCGTTGCAATGGAACCGGCCAGCTTGTCAAGGCTGTTCACAACCTTTGTGACGTTGCCTTTCGTCCGCAAATTAGAAATGGCGGTAGCGAGCTTGTCGATATTAAGCTCTGCGCCCTGCGATTCCGCAGAAATCTCTACGGATAAGCTCGTAATATCAACATCAGCCATCACTACCACCATCACTTTCCATCATAGAGAACATCATTCTCTTGATTCGCTCCTGCGCCTCAACTGCGCGTTGGTATTCATATTCGTCTTTCTCCTTTTGAGTAAGGGGAATCGGTCTATCCATGTACTTGATGGGCTTAGACCCTTTCTTTCGGAACATATTGCCAACCGTAGAGGAAAGCGCAGATGCCATGTAAAAGCCATTTCTCCATGCTTCTGTGTTAGCTCTGCGTTCCCGTAGTTCCTCTGCGTCACGGTAGACCTTTGCCAGCCAGACATCACCGTGCCAGAACTGGTCGTAGGTCATACCAATGGAGATGTAATAGGCTTCTACATCGTGGAACAGCTTGGAAAAGGAAAATGGCTCCCCCTCTTTGTCTGTTTCTTGAGATTGTGCGGTTACACAATCTCCCACGTTGCGTTTTTTGCGGTCTTGTCCTCAGTGTCAGTTGCCAGCAGGGACTTGGAAGCGTCCACAAACATCTCAAGCAGAACACCCATCAGGTCTTCCTTATCCTCGATGTGCTGGAACATTTCGTCCACGACCTTGCGCTTAATACCCTTGTTCCGCGCGATGAAAGCGCCGTAGAACAGGGCACGGGAATTAGACAGCAGATTGGTCATCTGGGTGTACTGGCCAATCTGAAAACCTGCGCGTTCGGTGGCTTCCACGCTGTCACGGGTGAAGGTCAGCTCGTAAGTGTTCTTGCTATCGGGGGAATGAAAGTTGATAACCTTAGCAGCCATAATAAATGCTCTCCTTTATAAATAGGGGCAGAACCAAATCCGTTGTTCAGTTCTACCCAGTTTGATTGATTCGATTTTTGCGGTTTAGCCGCCATTGACAGTCAGGGTCTCGCTGAACTCAGGCTTCTTGGTGAAGATGCAGTTGATGGTCATTTCCACAACCTCGTCCACACCGAAGCCGGACAGACCAACCTGATGCATACCCTGCCAAGTGAAGCCGGAGCCGTCCTGCATTTTCAGGGCGTAGTACTTTACGGCGTTGCTCTCGGAAGTCTCATCATAGCCAGCCTCCTTGACCTTCTTGTAGTCAGTCTTGTTATAGTTGGCAGTAAAGGACTTGGTGTCACTCTGGATAATGCCAAAGATGTTGACCTGCATGGGGTCGGACAGGGTGGTGGCATCCAGAAGGTTTGGCTCAGAGATCAGGTCGGGCACATCCTTGATGTCGCACAGTTTCGTCAGAGCGGTTGCGCTGTCGCCACAATACAGGGTGGTATTCAGACCGGAGATAGCAGTACTCATAGAATGTTTACCTCCTTAGTTTCGGTAAATCATTCCGTCCTCTCCGATTGTTGCCCCGTAGCTGCAATCAATCCGATAGACGGAATTGTTGTACAGCCCATTCAACGGGGCAAACGACTTTCGATAGAAATTGAGCGGTTCCAATACGGAATCCACAATATCCAAAATGTAACGTGCTTCTGCAATGCGTCCGCTTGTTTTGTTGGAGTAGACGCGCACACGCAAGGAAACAGCGGCGTATTTGCTGTGGTTTGCAGAATCACGGTGCTTTGGGACATTGCTGTTTTCTTCTATTTGCACACAAGGAAACTTTTTGACGTTGCTGTCATTGATTTCACCAGTAACGAAAATGCCGGGCACTTGCTTTCGCAGTTCCTTAGCAACAGCCGTGAAGATAGAATTGAAATAATCGATCAACTATTCCAAACCTCCCTCCACGTTGCTTCAACTTGAGAAGCCATTTCCTCAACAGCTCCCCACATAGCCATAGCTGCATCGTTGCCGCTGGTGTAATTCAACTGGCCTTTACCATCCACCTGTTTGACAGGTGTGCCAGCATTGCCGGATTCGCCGTAGTAGTACCATCTGCGGTTTGCGCCTTGCCCTTTGCCGTAGGAGCCATGTGCACCAACACCGGGCGGTAGTTCTCCGCCATATCCGTTGTGATGTGCGCCAGTGCCAAACTCGATGAACGCAACTGCCTTTCCGTGCGCTACGATTGCAAAGCCATTTGGCGTTTGTACCGGGTCGTGCTCAACTGTTACGTCATTGTCTCCAGCATACTGTGCGTTAGCAAACCGCACAGTCGCAACGTCAATGCCTTTTTGCGCCAACGCCTTTGCAAACTCCTGCGCCTTTTTGTTCAGGGTGGCCTTGTGCTCCTGTATCTGACGTTCCGCATCACGAAGTCCGGCATCGCTCAACCTCACTTTAATTTTCACTTGCAGCCACCTCTTTCAGCGCATACAACGTATCCGTGATATGCTCTGCGACCTTGACCACAGTGTAATTGAAGGGCTTTGAAACGTCTGTCTGAAACCAGACGTGTGTGCCTTCATAAAGCGGTGTGTTGCGCTTTTTGCTGGACGAACTGACAACGTAGCTGTAATCCGTGAACGCTCCAAAAGGGTTTGCTTCCGCAGAACCAGTAGGGGGACTGACGTTCAGCATCAGCTTTGCGGGTTCGCTCCACGATTCGTATGCGGATTCGCCGGTCTCGTTTCCCCACTCGTCCACGACAGGCGTTTTCTCGCCAACTGGGTTCGAATACCACAGCGGGCGTTTATCCAACGGGCTACCATTGAACATCAGCCGATAACACCTACTCTCGGAACCACTTCATTTAGCAGGGACTGCGCCACATCGGAGCTTTCCCACACACGAGTAATGCCGTTGTTGGTGTAGCTCGTTTGTCCGTTTGCGCCGATGTGGTTGTACAGTTCCGCTGCAATGCGTATCTGCAACGACTGATACTGCAAGGGCAACTCGTCCGGTCTGTTGCCGAAAGGGTAGCCCTGCGCAAATATCTTGTCTTTGGCGAAATTAAGCAGCAGGTCGAAGAGTGGGTAGTCCTCGTCCGTGACTTCACGATCAAGTGCTGGGGCGATGTACTGCCCCAGCTTGACTGCCGCTTCGGAATACTGGTCTCCCATGCTGCTTTTCTCCTTTCGCCTTAGTAAGCCTTGATGCAGTACACAGCGTCCATGCGCTCAAAGGACGGCAGGACGATTTCGGAAGCATAGACGTTGGCGTTGACCGGGTGAACGGTCAGCTCAGTGGTGATGGCAACGCCAGTGTTCACGATGGACACGGATGCGCCAGACTGACCAGACAACAGGTCGGCTTCCTCAGGAGTAGTGCCATACCAAGTCGTGCCGAGTTTGCCATCAGGAGCCAGAACGACATAACCGTCAGGAAGATACTTTGCGGTGTCACCGCCGCCTTCAGGACGATACTTCTTGTTGTAGGTGAAAATCTCAAGGCCGGTTGCCTGACGAACAACTTCCTTTGCTTCATTCGCGGTGAGAACGGAAGTGGTTCGATTGTTGATGGTAAGGAATCGGTTCTTTACCTCATCGGTGGAAATCATCTTCGCGAGCGTGGCCTTGTTCATAAAGACACGAGTGACTTCTTCACCAGTTGCATCATTGACAGCATCGGCCGCAGCAATCAGGTCAGCAATAGGAGTGGCAGAAGCAGGGGTGTCCCACTTTGCGGAAGTGGTCAGTGCCTTGTAATTGCTCTTTTTCCACGTTCCATCAGGGTCGTAATTGTAAGTGTAGTTCACACCGTTTGCCTTGATGGTGATGCCGGGAGTGCCATTTGCAGGAGCCAGCAACTGCCAAATCATGCGTTCGGGCACGATGCGTGCGCCAGTGACAAGATTGCTCACGTCATCATAAATGCGCTTCATCACATCACGGGCATAGGGGTCGTTGCTGTCCAGAACACGCAGGATTTCCTGACGGTCTTTTTCACCCAGATGGTAGCCCTCACGGAAGAACGGCATCTCGGTTTCATCGAACTTGAAGCCCTCACGGGTGCGGAACGTAGCCTTTGCATCAAATGCGCTGGGCATCAGGGAAACTCCCACGCCCTTGTGACCGCGAATCCACTTCAAGTCAAGACCAGCCTTTTTCTGAGCGGGGAACAGTGCGTCAGATGTGAAAGGCATCGCGTTAGTGGGGTCATTCGTCCAATAGGCAGCAATCGCAGCCGGGGCAAAGACTTCCTTAAGATTCAGTGCCATGTTGTTTTACCTCCTATTAAGCGTTCACGCCGATGTTGTCACGGCAGAAGATGCCGGGAACGGCGGTCTTGAGTGCCTTGATTGCGTCAGCGTCAAAGGTGAAGCTGGAACTTGCCGCTGCCTTCTTGGTGTCGATAACGCCACGAATCAGCAGGGAAGCATTGGGGTTCTCTGCCGGGTCAACGTCATACAGCAGGATGCCGTCAGCGTTGATGGTCTTAGAACCAGTTTCGCCAGCAGCAACAGCTTTCTTGCCAGCCAGCGTCATAGGATAGCCAGCCTTAACCGCAGCAGTTTCGGTCACAGTAAAGGGGATGGCGGTGTAGTCATTGGAAGCAAGGATGGTATCGTTGATTCCGTTGACCGTGTTTCGGATAAACTTCATGTTTTCCTCCTTGTTAATGGAAAGCACTCATTGCGTCACTCGATGCCTTAGAAGTATTTGCGTTCTGCTGTGCAAGGCTCTTAGCAAACGCCACGCCCTCACTGTCAGAGCTGCCCTTGCCATCCGCACCCGGAGGTGTAGGCATATCCTTTAGCAGGGAAGCCTTGTAAGCGGTGTCATGAGCGGTCATAAACTCCGACTGGAACTTAAACACCTTGTCCATGTCACCGTCAGCCAGTGCAGATGCAGCCTTGTTGGCAAGTTCAGCGTCATAACCCTGTGCAACGAACTTCTCACGGTAGGATGCAAGGGTCTTTTCCTTGACGAGGTTCTCCTTGTCGGCAGTCAGGGCTTCAATCTGCTTCTGCATCTCTGCCAGCTTGTCAGCCTGTTCCTGTGCGGCATTCTCGTCATCGGTGCGCTTTGCCTTGAGCTGTTTCTTGTACTCGGCAGCTTCGCCGTTAGCTTTCGTCACGGCGTTGCGCAGCTTCTCAACCTCTGCGTTAGGGTCTGCAACCTTTTCAAGCGCAGAAATGATTTCATCGGCGGTCATGCCCTCTTTGTAGGCATCACCAAGCAACACATTGAGTTTCATATCGTTAATTTCCTCCTGCGTTTTTTTACCGTTGCTTCCCTGCAACGCTGCGAAATTTGTATCCCGGCTTCCCTGCCGGAATATATCAGCCCGCTAATGCGGATTGATTTTTAGTCGATTAGTTCCCCTGCGCCGTTGTAAACCAGTTCTGCTTTCGCAACATCAGGAGCGGAGAAAACGGTCGGAACAAGATAGACCGGGACGCCATACAACTTTGCAGCATCAATTTCTACAGTACAGCCGTTATACTGAAAGGCGTTATCACCGCAAATACCGATGAAATAATCAGCCTGCGAAAGGAGCTCGATGCTCTTGCCAAGATACCAAAGCCCTTCAGTTTTGCACTTAGGCGGGTTATCTTCGATATAGGTTGGAATAATCTCAAGGCTTTCGCCGAATACTGCTTCGGCAATCTTGTGAAGACGATCAAACGTCATCCGAATATTTTCTTCCGACCGATTCTTCATCGGGCAGGAAATAAACAGCTTCCTCATTTTTGCTCTCCTTCCTTTGCATTAGCCTGTTCGCTGACTATTTTGTTAGCGTCAGCAATATGGTCAGTCGGCTGTTCCCGTGGCTTCGGCGCTTTCCCATCCTCGCCCAGCTTGCCAGCGGCAATCAGGAACGGCTTGCTCATTTCGTAAGCGGCCTGCGGGTCAGGGAACAGACCGGGCGTAGTGAACGCCAGCTGCGGGTCAATGGTCTGCTGCAACATCTGTGCGAAAATCTGAACCTTACTCTGCTGGTTATCGTACTGACGGCGGGGCAGTTTGATGTTGATGTCACTTGCCATCAGCTTAGAACCAACCGTATCACGCAGGATTTTCAGCATCACAGACAAACTTTGGCGTTCAGCGAACTTGAACATATTCTCGTACTGCTGCGCTCTTGCTTCTGTGTGATTCCAACCATTGCGGACGATGACTGCACCCACGTTGTCGGACGTTGCATTCTCGCTGCCAGTGGCACTAGGCATGGCAGTTAGGCTGCGGTACACGTTCAACATGGAATCAAGCAGGGTCTGGCTCTGCTGCTGGTCAAGCTCGTTCGCAATCTGCGAGACTGAAGCGGGCAGACCAGCGGTGGATTTCAGGCACATTGCGCCCAATTCCTTCACCTTGTTCAACGCATCCTCGTCAACAAGACAGTTGGTAAACACCATGATGGACTGGATGAACTGCGCCACGCCGTCCAAACGGTTGCTTTCAAGGTCGTTGATGGCATCCAGCACAGGAATAGCCGGTTCAAACAGACCCATTCGCTCCGGGTTCAGCTTGTATTCGACCATCGGCAGCATTCCGAGAGAGTGATTCTCAGACTTTGTGACCTTGCCGTTGTCGATTTCAAAGTACTGGTTTGGCGTATACACGCAAATCAAGTCGTTCAGGTCGTTCTGATAATTGCGTGGGATATGAAGCACGTTGGCGATGGGCTTGTGTCCGATGCCGGAGTTGTAAATCACATACGACATGTCCGGGTCGGGAACATCCACTAGCAAGGGCGTTTCGTCCGGGTAGTTGCCGTTGTACCCCTTGTCAGGGAGAACAATGCGGTATCCCTGTCCGCATTCCAACATCCACTGCCAGAGCCGCCGATCAAGCGCATCCTTACCCTCATACTGCAAAGCATTGGACAGACGGGCGATTTCCTCACCGTCACCAGTTGCCGTTTCAGACCGCACATAAGAGCAAGGAGTACCGCTCATGTAGCCTGTGTAGAATCCCACGCATTCGTTTGCGTGGTTTTCTACAATGCGGTTGGTGATTTCAGCGTGGTATTCTTTCGTGCGGTTGAGGACGGGCTGGCTACCCAAGTAGTAGTTGTGCAGAAAGCGAATCTCGTTCTTGTTCAGCAGATGAATAGGCTCTGCCTTGCCCATGACTACTTTCAGTACGTTTGCCCGATTGATTTCCGTCTCCGGCGTTTCAATCGGCCTACGTCCGGTTAGTGGTTCATTCAAAAAGCCGCCAACGACCATCTGATACTCAGCCATACGTTCCTCCTTTCCGGCAAAATAAAAAGCGCAGCAAGACAAACCTGTTAAGGTCTATCTCACTGCGCCAAAACTGCGCTTCAAAAGCTATTTACTTTTCCGGTTGATGGATAATTTTCACCCATCCTTCCCTTGTGTCTCCTTCGATAACGCCCTTGCATCTGTCGCACTTGAAATGGTATCGTCCGTCTACTTCGCCAAGATAGCGGTTGCAGCGGACGTTCTTATAGATAGGGTTCTGCCGGATGCAAGGGCAACAGATTCTAACTAGCATGAGCGCTCCTTTCCTAATATTCCTGGAAACAGGCTGTTGAGCACAGACCTGTTAGAAGCTGCTGGGAAACTGTTCGCACTTCCAGCCGTGCTATTCTCCGCCTAGAGAAACCATTGCAGCCTTTACATTCAGTTGTCGGACAAACGTAAAACGGTAAGCTGCAATTTTGGTGCTGCATAATGGATTTGAACCAATGTATGTCCGGTTATGAGCCGGGTGCTCTAGCCTGACTGAGCTAATGCAACATAGAAACCCGGCTTGATTGGTTAACCGCTGCTCTTTGCAATGTCATGCCTAACCATTGCATCGAGAGCCGGGAATAGCGATGGAGGTTTTGGAGAATAAAGCCATGCAAAGCTAGGTAGTTGGTTGTGCTGCGTAACGGAATCGAACCGTTGCTTGCCAGCCGTGGGGGAGGCAGGCTGGCATTCCCCTTACAATTGGAAACGCAACATATAAAGTCCGGTGAAGGCGAAAGAGTGAGAAAACCTCCACCGGTGAAAGGAGGAATATGCTTGTTGACACGCACACGAGTAAAATGACAAAACCCCGCGTGCAAGCTATTCCTTTGAGGGAAGCTGCAAAACTTCCTGCGTACATTATAAGCCTTGTCAAGTGGTGAAATCAAATAAATAAACCAAGCGAACACAATATATTGTGTTTTTAATCAAAAAGGCCTCTTGACAGGCTCAATTTTACTGATTCCGTTATACAATTCATCGGCAAGCTGTGCCAAGCTGTCCGGTGCATCATCGTGCGGAACTTTGCCAAGCTGTGTGAACATCGTCACCTGTTCCATGAACGCCTTGTACTCTTTCGACTGGTGCTTCCCGTCAAGAAAGTAAAACCGTTTGATGTCCGGCGCATACTGGATGATTCTGGACAGCTTGCTCTGGCCACTGGGCGCACGTTGGCTGCGGACAGAGCAGTGATAACCCTGCTGCCGGAGCTGGCTGTCTACCACGTCGCAGTATTCGTCACCGCCGTTGTTGGCTTCTCCACGCACCACGTTGATTTTGTGCTGGATGATTTTTCCTACGACTTCTGGTCTGGTCACGGTCTTATCGCCGTTATTGAACACAAGGTCTGGAATGAACACGGCATCACCATACACATAGGCGATAGGACAGGCCGTGAAGTCGCCACCACCCCATGCAATATCCATGACCATGAGCTTGCGATCGGGATCTCCGTCAGGCAGAACGCCATTGAAATACCGCAGTTCATCGGCAGGGAACAGCAGACCTTCACGCACATAGGGCTTGCCCATGTACTTCGCCCACCATGTTGCATCGTCAATGCTGGCTTTCATATCAGCATAGTAGGCATCGTCAAAGCCAACACCATAGTCATAATTGAAATTGCTGTGTCCGTTCTCGTCCACCGCGGGAATCACCCGGAATCGGTACTTCGGGTTGTCTGCATACTGGTTCTGAATGCGCCCAAGAGGGTCAAGCACGTTCCAGCGTGTACCGACCATCAGTTCCAATGCGCCCTGCTTTTTACGGTCTTTCAGCTGGTTCAAATAGGCATCGTACTTGTTGTTCAGACGCTCAACATTCAAACTTTCCTCCAAGTCCTCGATCAAGTCATCGCTGTACAGAACGCCACCCTCACCGATTTCAACAGCACCAGTCAGCGTACCACCAATAGAGCGACAGGTCAGGGTGGGGAAACGCTTCTTTCGGTTCAGGTCAACGCTTTCGTCCTTTGCGCTCTTGTCCACAAGCTGAACGTCAGGAAAAATTTTGCCCCAGTTGTAGGTTACAGGGTCAGTGATGATTGACAACACTTCACCGTAGAAGCCGTTGGTCAGCTTGTCGGAATGTCCGCTCATGACTGATGCAACGTCAGGCCGGTTGCCCATCAGCCATGTGATGAAAAATATACAAAGAGTTGATTTTCCAGTTCTCGGAGCCATCGAGATTCCTAAGAAATCTACACGATGGAAAAACAAGTCCTCAAGGTCATTGACAAGCGTATGCAAAATGCGCCTACGCGGCTGGTAAAACTTCTTCTCCGGCGCACGATTCCATTCAAGGTAGATGCAATAGCTGTCAAACACGTCCTTTGCTTCAAACAGGTACGTCCGACCGATAATGTCATAGACCTTCGCCACGTCCTCGCCTGTTTTCATCTTGCCCATCATCGCCGCACAGACGGAGCGCAACTCACCAGAGTACTTGTAGGCATCGAACCGCTTGTCTTGCGGCAGAGCATCTCTCAAGTTCACCACAGCCTGAAACCAGTCCTCATAGACCTGTGCTTCTGTCGGATTCTGCTTTGCATACGCTTTGATGCTGTCGATAATGGCGATACACTGTTTTGGCTGCATAAAAAATAGGCACCCCCTACCTGAAAATGTAAAGAGTGCCTACAACTGCACAAAAATCAAATATTCGGTTTTATAATGCGATTCCAGAAATTTTATTTCTCAAAATCAATTAAAAGAACTGCCCGACCGTTTCTAACCCTTTTTCTACCTTCTTCATTATGCTGTTTTCGGAGAGATACTCCATGCCTTTCAAGGTAATCTGCGGGTGAATCGGCTCTACGATATGCGGGAACTTGTTCGTCAGATCTTGCGTGTATACCAGACCGCGAATGAAACCGTTCATTTGCAGTTCGATCATAATCTGCTCCCAGTCAGAGACCTTCATTTTCATTGCTTTTGCAGAGATAAGCTCATAGTCAAATTCTTCATCGCCCTTATGCTTATCCAGCAGTTTGAGAATCTTGTAGATGGCATTAAAATTGTCCATAAGCTGCTCCTTTCGACTTTTTCAGGTCATAATCTGCAAACATAGACGTAGCAATCTTCATAGCTTCTTCTATGACTGGTGCTTTGATGAAGATTTGGCATCCAAACAATACGCTGCTCGCTCTGGTCTTGCTGCTCTCAGGGATAACATAGATTTTGCCGCCCTCACGCTTTGCAAGCCACGTCCGTTCTGGCTCTTCGTGTTTTTCTGGTTTCCGTCTGAACGCTTCTACCGGCTCACTGTCAACGTATGCTTCAACTCTAGCGCCGTACATCTCTGCGATTTTCTCCGCACGTCTGCGGCTTTTGGTCAGAGTGATGATATGATATTCATCTTCTCCACCGCTCGTTACTGCGTAAAGTTTTCTAGCCATACTTTCTCACCTATTCTGTTCAGCAATCCGATACCATGTCTGGCGGGTCACGCCAAGCTGTTTGGCGGCATCCGTGACCGTGAGAATACGCTTCTCCACCTGTTCATGGAGAACGTCAAAGAGGTTGCGGTCATACTCGGTGGGCTTGCGGCCTTCCTTGTAATCAGGGCGCTGGCTGGCAATATTCTTACCCTCTTTTGTACGCTCAACAATCATGTCACGCTCAAACTCTGCAAAGGCAAGCATAACATTACGAATCAGTTTTCCGGTCGATGTGTTGTTCATCAGACCCATATTCAGAATATTCACGGACACGTCTTTTGCAAGCAAGCTGTCAATAATTTCAATGCCGCCCTTCACGGAACGGGCAATACGGTCAAGCTTCGCCACGATCAGCGTATCTCCCGGCTGGATTTCAGCCATCAGCTTATCAAGTTCCGGGCGATGCAGCTTCGTTCCGGTGTAAACATCCGAAAAGATTTTCTGTGCGCCGTTAGCTTTCAAAAGTTCCGACTGGGCTTCAAGGCTGTTGCCGTCAATCGCCTGACCAGCGGAACTGACACGAGCGTAACCGTAAATCATTCAGGTTCACCGTCCTTTTCCTCTACTACTTCATAGCAGCCAGCACGAGTGAGTTTCCCATTCGCAGGTTCTACGACCAGTCTGTACCCGAAAACCTCAAGAATTTGAACCATTGTAGATAATTTCATATCATCAGCGAGGACACGAGAAGATGCGCTGGAAATGGTTTTGTAGTCAAGCTTTTCCCGGAGATATTCGTATGTTTTATGCTGATTCTTCATTATATCACGAAGGATTTCGCTTGAGTTCACCTTGTTATTCGTTGCAGCCATTTTTCGTTCCTCTCTTTCTTTAATGCCAGTATACGCTTTCTAGCGTAAATTGTCAAGAGTTTTCTCAATTTTACTATCACCAAGTCCAGATATTTCTGAGGTCTCACTTATGTGACCGAATTATATTTACAGAATGTATATATTTTATAAAAAGAGCGATAATTCGTAATGTGAAAAATCTGTTTGTAAACTTATTTATTTACATTCTGGGAGCGAACCGCTATCAAATATCACACATCTGTGACACAAATTCAGATATATCTGATGCAAATTATACAAATTGGGCTGTTGACAACTATATACCAAGCGTCTATAATCTAAGACAGCAGAACACACGATGAATCAGCCAACAACGGTAGATTTATCCTTTGTGGCATAAAAAAATAGGCCGTCAGCATACCGACCAAAGTAGCACTGACGACCTATTCCACCACAAAACAGAAGCTGCGCAACCAAGGGCGCAGTCTCGGTTTCTGTCAATTATTATAGCAGAAGCAGACAACTTCTGCAATAGAAAGGAGCAAAAAACATGAATTTTCCCACAACAACCGAAGAATTTCTGAAAACCCTTGCCCACGGCAAAGAGCCGACCAGCGAGGATAGGGAGTACGCAGAAGCGCTGGGTAAGCTGTCCGAACTGAACTACCGGGCAGGGTACGAAGCGGGAGCAGCCAAAAATAAGGGCTGAGTTTTGTGCAAATCTACAAACTTTTAGATTTTGTACAGATACCAGTACTACATTAAGCGTTTGCGTAATTGACAAGCCACAACATATTGCGTATACTGGTTGCACCCACATGAAGGGAGGTGAGTTTATGTACAGTCCTTATCTCGAACGCCACAATCACACGTTCACTGTTGCGCTGACTGAACGACAGTTCCAGTGGCTGAAAGCCTATTGCACCGAACACAAGGTCGCACAGGCCGCAGCCATCCGTGACACGTTCTTTGAGGTGCATCCCATCCCGGAGACCAATGAAAACGAAAAATGATACGCTCGCTAAAGTTTGGCGACCACAGCGAACGTATCATGTAAACCCTGAGAGAAGCATTCTCTCGCCGTTATTATAGCAGAAAATCGCTTCTCTCACAAGTGAAAAGGAGCTTTTTAATGCAACTTTCTTTGTCTGAGAACATCAAAATCTTCAACAACGCAGAGTTTGGCGAAATCCGTGTCATGCTCATTGACGATGACCCTTGGTTTGTTGGAAAGGACATTGCGGTAGCACTTGGCTACGCAAAGCCTGAGAACGCACTGTCAGCACACGTTGATGAGCAAGATAAAACCACTACCCTGATTCAGGGTGATGGTTCTAATTACAAGAGCAAGACAACCATCATCAACGAATCCGGCCTGTACAGTCTGATTTTCAGCAGCAAGCTGGAAAGCGCACAGCGGTTCAAACACTGGGTCACTCACGAGGTTTTGCCGTCCATCCGCAAGCATGGAATGTACATGACCGACAACCTGTTGGAGACGGCTATTGCCAACCCGGACTTTGTGATCGGGCTGATTCAGAACATGAAAGCCGAAAAGGAAAAGAGTGCAGCGTTGCAAATGCAGAACAAGCAACTCTGTGAGAAGAACGAAGAGATGCAGCCCAAAGCCGACTACTTCGATGACCTTGTGGCATGGAACGTGTCTACAAATTTCCGCTCGACCGCAAAGGAACTGCGTATCCCTGAACGCCTGTTTATCAAGATGCTCATTTCTGACGGATACATCTACCGTGACAAGAGCAAGGGCATCTTGCCGAAAGCGGGCAAGGGCGACGGCTTGTTTGCTGTTAAGGAATACTGTAACCAGAAGAACAAGCACGGTGGCGTACAGACCAGAGTAACGCCGAAAGGCCGTGAGACGTTCCGTCTGCTTTATGCAAGCATCCGTAGAAGCGTATAATAGACAATAATAAAAGCCAGTGGTTAGAGAATATCTAGCCGCTGGCTTTTTGTGTTATAGGTCAATAACAGGCTTTTCGGATTTTTCTATACCAAGAACCAAATTTCCACTAATTTTAATCCACTCACCGTCTTTACAGTTCACATTGATAAGCTGACTATATTCATAATCGTACTGAACGCCAACGTGTTCAAAATATGTACAAGCGCCAAGCGTTGTGTTTCCTTCTTCTTTATACTTTTGGAATAAACCAGCACCGAACACCCATTTAAAATTGTACACTCCAACAGGTATATCCTTGCCAACAACATAATCGCCAGCAGGGATTTGGTTCTTTTGCAGCTTCAAAGGAACTTCATTATCACGAATTTTCCTTTGTCGTTGTTCTGACTCGGTTTGCTCTTCTTCCATATCAGCTTCTATTGATTGTTTTGTTTCAGGGTCTTTACCTATCATTCCAGCAAGCGTATCCCTGTCCCACAGTTCAACATTTAATGTTTTAGCCAGCGTTTGCGCATTTGGAGTAAAATAAACATTTGTGAACACAACAGCTTTATCCGCTTCATATTTCTTTGCGCCAGCGTAAATCTCTTGAATCGGCTTCAACCCCAAGTTTGAACTGTACCGTTTGCATTGAAACGCCCATTTCTGGTTATCTTTATTCGCGGTTATATCAACTCCGTAGTCTCCGCTCGCTTTTGTGACATTAACATTTTTGAACCCGTTTTTTCTGAGAACTTTTGCGATAAAATACTCAAATCGGTGGCCTTCCATATCGTCAATTTTAGAGAAATCAATATCTACAAGCGTATCTTCACTACTTCGTTTTGATAGAACCACTATCAAATAAAAAAATATAACGATTGCAACAATGGCTATCATACAGCAAGTCTCCAGCATTCATAAAAGCCAGTGGCTTTTCGGCTACTGGCTTTTAATTTTTACTTCTGCTCTTCTTCCTCGTCACAGTAGTTTGTGTCGGTGCGCACAAAGTGCATTTTCTTCGTTGTGCCTAAAGCAGATGCCTTGTAAGTAATTTCACCTTTTTCATAGGTGAAAACCTTTGTGTCGTCACCGGATGCCAGCAAAGCGTGGTCTGTCTTATCTTTGTTGTTCTTTGAAGTCCAACTGTAAGTTTCTTTATTATCTTTTGGCGCAACATAAGTTCCAGCCCAGTACAAAGATTTTGTATCGCCACCATCGGATACCCAGTAAATGACAATTTCGCCATCCTTGCCGTCTTTGCCTTCTTTAATATATCCGGCTTGGTAACTGTCTCCTTTATCTTTTTCTTCCCAATTTCCAACAAGGTCAAGAGGTTTTGCAGGAGCCGCAGCACCCATCAAAAGCAAACAAGTCAAAGCCGTAAGACCTGCCACAACGATTCTCTTTCTCATTTTTAATTCTTCCTTTCTTTGGCGTATAGTCTTTAGCTGATTATAGCACAATCTACGCTCCGAGAGGGGTCTTTTTGTATTTTTCGGAAAATTTGGAGACTTGCACAATCGGATGGATTCTGATTTGTGAAAGCGGGGTGGGTGTTAGCAACAAGAGCCCCGAAAACCGCCTTTTTCTTTGAAAAATTTTATCGCGGGTATGACCTGCCCCACCCCCCGGCGTTCCCTGTATACCCTGCCGGTGCATCCCCGCCCACTCCAGCGTGCCCGGAACGGCTACACGGCACAGGCGACAGGGCAGACCACGCCACGCACAGACACACACGCCCGGACGCTGGGCACGCTGGGCGATCGGGACGGCGGCGGCGCTGGAAGTCGGGCAGTGTGTCCGAAACTGTGCAAAAGCGGACAAGCCAAAACTTAAAAAATAAATACGCAAAAAAGCGTAAATGCCTATTGACATTTACGCAAGAAAGCGTATAATATAATCAGACGCAAGAAAGCGTAACGCCTACCAAATACCACCACAAAACAGGAGGACAAAAACCATGAAAACCACATTAAAAGACATCCGCCGTTATGTTGCTACCAACGCCGCCGAGGACTTGACCAAAAAGCGTTTCGCAGAGATTGACGCAATCCGCGTTGCAGAGTGCGGATTTGAGACCATTGCATACAGCATCGGCATTTACGGCGTTACGGGCGTTCTGGTAAAGGGCAACACCACCGGCAAACTGTATGCCGTCACCGCTCGCACCTCTGCGCTGTTTCAGGTTATGTGATAGGGGGTGCAAAGTATGATTACTCTTGACTTTTCCCAGTGGGCCGCCCTCTGGTATGTGGGCGGCATGATCAGCGGCGCACTCGTTATGATTGCTTTTTTAAACAGTTAAGGAGGGCTAAAAAATGACGATGTTTGAAGAAAAAGTGAACGCATACCGCGAAAACAAGCGGTTAATTGAAGAGCTTGAAGCAATGAATGATGCTGTAAAGGCTGAAATCATTGACATGATGCACGGCGCACCCGAAATGGTGCAGGGCACTGCAAAGGCCATTTACAAGGATGTGCAAAGCGTCCGACTTGATAGCAAGCTTTTACAGGCAGCACACCCGGATATTTATGCAGAGTGCAGCAAGCGCACCACATACAAGCGTTTTAGCGTGGTTTGATGGAGGTGCGACAAGTGATTTTTTCTTGTATCCTGTTCGTTTTTTGGTTTTTCTCGGCGCTGTTTAAGGCGTCAAAATAAGAAGCATTTCACCCGGTCAGAAATGGCCGGGTTTTTCTTTTGCCTTGCATCTGCTGAGGGTGTAGGGCTTTTATTTTGCCCTGCTGCAATACAGCCAAATACAAGCGTTTACAGAGTGTTTTGTACCATACATGCAGCTATACCGCCAACGTCATAAAATAGCGCACAGGGCTTTACAGGGGCGTTTCCGTTAATTTGACCCATTCCAGCGCACACAATACAGCAGCCGCACAAACTGCCTATATACCACCTGCGCCACGCTGGAGGGCATACCATCAAGCGCAGCACCTCCGCCGGTACCAGATACCAGCGCCACGCCGGACGTTGTACAGGTCAGCACAGCCGCCCTATTATAATAAGGTATATAAGGGTGCAGGGGTGCGCCGCTGTTATGGATCCATGCCGGACGGTGCAGCATACCGCAGACCATGCAAGCCCGGCGGGGTCAGCTCCTGCCGTCTGCAAATCGCTAACAAGTGCTGACACACTGTCAGCAGTACAGACCCGGCGCACTTGCTGAGGGGTCAGCGTCTCCACCTGTACACGGTCAGCCCGGCGGCGGTCTCGATACTTCCCACGCCCGGCGGCTTGCGGTCTGGCACCCTCCACCCGGCGGGCAGTCCAACAACAGGAGCGCGGCGGGCGGCGCGGAACCATTGGCGGCTCTCGCCGCATCTCTTTTCGGGCTTTCGCCCGATAGCTAATAGAGGTCAGCAATAGTCGTAGCCAATAGTCGTAGTTTCTCCCGACAAATAGTCGTAGAATAGTCGTAAAGTCATCAGACGACTAGCTTTTGAAAGTCCTATATATCGTATAGTAACGTACTGTCCGCTGATAGTCATAGAGTAACAGTCGTAGCGTTTTCTTGCGAGTCATCGTCAAATAGTCGTGTGTTTTTTGTGCGAAATAGTCGTTCGCCTTTTAGAGAAAGAGAAGTGCGATAGTCGCTAAGTCATCCGACCACACCAAAAATCACCTCTCGTTCCAATTTCGCATAATTTATTCTTTCGATAGTTATATCTATTTCGTATAATAACCGTACTTATTATAGTATACAGATATAGTTGCTCCCGATAATCACAGATTATTTCGTATAATAACTCGTACCATCCGATTCGGTCTGTTCCTGCTTGTTTTAATTCCCAGTAATGCACTGTGATATTTCAAGTAATCCATAGCATTCTGCTAGGAATAGTCAATGCAACATTTGTACATATTCAACCGACAACAAAATGAAGTCAATTCTCCATGTGAAATAGTCGTAAACCATCCACCAGCCCGAACTTCACGCCAGTTCTCGCCTACGGTCTGCTCTGCTGGCTAACGGTGTAGCTTTGGAGATAGAGGGTTGTAGGGGGAAAGAACCTTTGCAAAAACATTCGGTTGTCGTTTTCAGTTGTCGCAGTTGTCAAACCATTTTGGCATGGGGGCCTCAAACAATTTATTTGTTTGAGGGGGGAGTTAGGGGGATTATAGGGAGTAATAGGGGTTGTAGGGGAAAGAGGGGGAAGAAAGGGGGGAAGATTGGATGCAAACGCATCACGTGCATCCATTCGCATTCAAACGCATCACGCTGATAGTCGTAGTCATATCAGCCCAAACGTCACTCGATCAAGACGGTTTCTGCTCAAAATCAGACCTTGCCGTTTTCTCTCGATAAATAACAGACGAAAAAAGCATGGAATAGTCGCAGAGGGTAGTTTTACCACCTGATACCATTCCATGCTTTTCATTCCGTTTGTTAATTGGTGATTATAGCGGAGATTTGAATTCTGCTATCTGCTTGCATCTTGCGCATACGCTCCGCAGCCGCTTCTTTCTGTTCGTCCGTCATAATTCTTGTGGTTGCAAACCGAACCAGTCGCTTGGGCATCTCATACCACTTACCGTCCTTGTCCTGTTTGACCAGCTTGTACGATGCAGGCTCACGTTCGCACAGCTTGTCAAGCTTGCGCATATACACCGGGTCAGCGGTATAAACCGATGCAGTATCTTCCGCTGCGTTGAAGTTGACGATGGTCTCTTGTTCCAGTCGAGTGATGTTCATAATCGTTTCCCTCCGTTTGTTGATTGATGAAAAATATTTATGGGGTTCAGGCGGTAACTTTATCGCCCAGACCCTGTTATCTGTTTTTCTTTCCTATTCTACTGTGACGATACGAGCACAGAAGAGATGCTAGGCTACTATCACTCAATCGCTTCGTATGTTTTCTCGAAAATGTCAGGTTTACACGGGTAGATTTCGCCATTTACGCCACGAATGATATAATCGCCAGTCCTCGCAATCATAGTCCCTTCAAGCGTTTTAATCTCGCACCACGCAGGTCCATCGTAAAACTTTCCGATGTCATGCGTGATAATATCATTGCTACTTACTGCATCCCAGAACCAATCTGCTCCAACAAGTCCTCGTGCATTGAGCTTGAATGCTTCGATAACAACTGGCTTCTTTCGGTATTTCATGCTTGTTCTCCTCTCGTTACATCCACACGCATTCTTTGAACTGCTGTGTTTCCATCTGGAACGTGATGTCTAGTGACCCCACGTTGCCCTCTTTGTTCTTCTCAAGCGCAAAGTGATAATGCTCTTCTGGTCTCTTTTGCGTTTTTACTTTCTGTGCCAGCAGGATGATTGCATCTGCGTCCTGCTCGATTTGCCCGGATTCTCGCAGGTCTGCGGCGGTCGGTGGGATACCCGCTCTTGCGGTCTCTCGATTGAGCTGTGCAAGTGCCACCACCAGCGTTCCTGTGGACTGTGCAAACTCATGCAGTGCCATGCTGATCTCCGTGACGGCACTGTATCGGTCTTTCGCTCCGGCTTGATGGATAAGCTGCAAATAGTCGATGAACACTACTTTGGCTTGCATCCTGATGGACTGCGTTCTAATCCACCCAACACCCTTACCGGCGGCAGAGCGGACAAACAGCGGATATTTTTTGATAGCTGCCAGCCGGTCAAGCTCGTTAATGCTGACGGTCTTGTTTTTGACCGTGTGAAGCGGTACGCCCAGCTGGTTTGCGATGATACGAGCATAGAGGGTATCCGGGTCAGTCTCTAGGCTGAAATACGCCACCTTGCGTCCGTTCTTGGCTATTTCACAGGCAAGTTGCAGGGACAGAGCAGTTTTGCCAGCAGACGGTCTGCCGCCGATCACAATGAAGTTGCCCGGCACAAGATGTAAGTTGTTATCCAGCACTTTAAGCCCTGTGCTGATATACTCCGGTTTATCATCCAGCTTGCGGATGTAATTGTCTATGCCGTCACACATGGGTATAAAGTCGCTTCTCTCGGTGTGCAGATTGATTGCTTCGCCTAGCTGCTCATAAATGCCCGTCAGGTCTGCGTATCTGGTCGAGCCATCAACGATTTTGAACGCAATCTCTCTGGCTCTGGACAATGCTGCCTGTTCCTTGACGATTCCAGTCCATCCAAGCATCATGTCATGGGTGACGTTTCGGATGAACTCTGCTCCGAAGGCATCCAGACATTCACCCATTGCTTTCTTGCAGTTATCGTACCGCCCCATAACTTCTACCGGGTTCCATTTGTCGTTGTGTTCCCAATAGCCGCGAATGGCAGCGAATGTATCACGCAGTTCTGGGCAAAAATCGTCGATTTTAAGGTCTTGCAGCACATCGGCATACTCAGAGAACGTGAGGACTGCCCCCAGCAGGATGTATTGGGTCTGATTTTCAATATTCACCGCAGAAAGTCTCCCTCGTCAGGCAATTCAGCCATTGTCTGCTGATAGCCGCCGTTCCAGTCTTTCACGTTACGCATCCAGTTCCGTGCAGCAGCTTTCCAGTCCTTCATAGGCGACTTTCCGACCTTCCAGCCATTTGCCGTGAAGTGGTCAACAAACCGCTCTGCTTCCGATTCCATGTAACCCTTCTCTGAAAAGTATTCTCTTGCTTGCTCGACAGTCGGTGCTTTGAAGCGTTTTACTTCGTTGGTATTTTTCTTTTCACATTTTTCTTTTTTATCAGATTCAGATACAGATTCAGATACAGATAAGGCATCGTTTGCATCCATTTGCATATTTTGCATACCAGCGTATGCGTTTGCATCATTGGTATTCGTTTGTATGCATTTGCATTTTTCATCGTTCCAACGCTTATTTGCGCTCCGCCTGTTTTTCTCAATTCGCTCTTGCCTTTTCTGCGCATTCATATCATCGAACGCCTTAACGACTTTCCAGAGCATCCGCATAGCACGGTCGTTGTCGTATGCTGGCTCAAGTCCAATCTCAACATACTGTGCGTAGTTGCGGATGAATTCTCCAAATTCCTCGTCTGTCAGCTCGTCCATCGCATGAACGTGTTCCAACAGAAGAATCATTGATGTTCTCGGCTTGCGTTCCTGCTCCATACTTAATCCTCTTTGTAGCGTTTGTTCCATGCTTCGATAAGGTCGGCTTTAATTCTTTCTTTATCCTCTTCGGAGCAATCAAACCAATACTCCCCACTTTCCATAAAAACACGGCAAGTGCATTTGTTTTCTCCGCGCGCTCTCGAAATAAACATCCACTTCTTTGTATCAGTCCCTGTTTCGGCAATGGCAACTTTCCCACCGCAGAACGGGCATCTCTTGAGTTCTGTCATTTTCTAAACCCCTCTCTCGTTCTCGTGATTCGCTTATGCGCCTTGACAGGACTTGTGCCTTTGCCGTATGCTGGGCGGATATGTTTTGCCTTGATATATCCACAAGGCGGCTTCGGCCCGAAGTCGAAAAGGCTCAAGTCCATAATGATGATGCCAAACTTCTTGTTCGTCATGTTTACTGCTCCTTACGCATACCATTTCGGTGCTTCGTTAAAGATTTCCACACCTTCTGTAAAGCCAAGCCTATCTAAGGTCTCGCACATAATGCCATCCATCACGCCATGCACACGCTCCTCATCATTTCCGTATACTCTGTACGCTTCTCGCATGGCAGCTGTAAACGAATCAATCATATCTTGCGTAATAACGATATTGTTTTCCATAAGTCCTCCTACACCATCGGAAACGCCATCCAATGCGTCACCGTCACATCTTTCGGAAGTCTCTCACCTATCTCATCCCAGAACTGACCGTCTGCGTAACAGCCAAGAAAGTACGCTGTCGGCGAAAATCCTTGCAACATTTTTCCATCTTTATCACGCAATGTTGTCTTAGTCGCAAGCAACAAAGGCTGCGTCCGCTCTCGTGGCTTTTCGCTGGCTGGATGCCAGAGTATGTTAACCATTGTCTTTCACCTCGATTGTCGGCGCGGTGTCGATGTAATCAAGCACATCGTCTAACGACAAGCCACCTATTGTTCCATCGTTATACTCCTGAATCCACTCCTCGATGTTTTGACGTAGTTCATTAGCATCAATCGGTCTGACTTCCATGTTTTCTCCCTTCAATCTCCATCCCACACGCCGTCAGGGCGCATCTTTGCAAACGCAAGCAAACCGTATAGGGCACGTTTGGCGTTGCCCTCTGTGTCATTCCAGTAGTCGCTATCGTCTACATCGTCACCTAGTGCAGAAATAGCCTTTTCAAGCATCGGAATACTCTCTGCGCCTGTTTTGCCATAGATGGAACGGATACCGCCCTCACCAAATACTTCTGGTCGATAATAGAAGTGACCGTAATTATAGGTGACGTTGAGCCACAGTTCTTTTGTACCGCCCATAGCTCGCATACCACCTGCGATAAAATGCGTACTATCGGCTTTGAGCGGTTTGTGCGTTACTGGGTCGCACAGTGAAATATCATAGCTCATATTCGTCCAGCTCCTTTTTGATTTGCTGGCGTTCAATCTGCTTCAATCTTGCCTTTGCCAGCTTGCGGTTGTCAGCCTTGCGGATAGCCCAGTTGTTGCGGTGGTTTGCCCACGCTGCAAAATAGTGACTGTATTCGCTTTGGTCGTACCAGCCCTTTCCAATAAGCCCTTTATAGGTCTGCTGACGTTTCATCTTTTTTCTCCCATTCCTTGCATCCGCGTGCGTCCCACACGAAGTCTGCAACGTGTTCTGACTGGTCGTTTACGCACACGCCCTCCAGCTCTGCGTACCATTTGCAAGAGCCGCAGGATGGCTCAGATTTGTTCTTGCAGGATTCTGCTGTGCATTGGATAGCCTTGCCAGCGGAGAACTGCTTGATGCCAATGCAAGAGCAATTTTCGGTGGTGCAGTAAATGTTCATTATCGCTGCCCTCTCTTTCCTCTGTTGAACCGCCCGATCACTCGCTTATACTCTGCATAGCACTCCGGGCACAGGTCGCCTGTGTCCCTTCGCCATGCCCAGTCCTTGAAGTATTCGTCCGGGTTCATCATCCTGCCGCCTTGTACCGCTCCGCAACGGTCGCATACTCGCTTGTGGTAGATTCCTCTGTCAGTTTGCATTAGTCATCCTCCACAACCAACCTGTTTACGCAATTTTCCTTCTGACATTCATTGCAATTTCCGCAACATTCAAAAGAAAAATGCGTGATTTTTTGTGATTTATACTGACGGAGTAAATACTTATATTGGTTATAGCAGTAAGGACAAACAAGCATTCCGTCAACATTTCCCCATCCGGCTGCTTCTTCAAATTTTTCCCAGTGACTAAATCCGCCGTCCATATCGCCAGTTTTCAAAAGTTTTACGAAATGCGTCATTCCGCATCTGTCACATTTGTAAAGTTGTCCGTTTGTTTTCATTTCATTCATCCTCCCCAACATCCTTGAACAGGATTTCTTTGTCGGCTTTCCATCCTCTCCATCCATCAAAAAGATACGCTTGGCAACGATTGAACCGAAAAGTTGGATGTTTGCCCCAGAAATGGCGATATTGACATCCATATTCATTCCACCACGGGCAATTTTTTAGAGGGCAAATTATGTCAGCGGAAGAATTAATCTTTTCACCCTCGTCCGTCATGGAGCGGATAAAATCACCGTTAGTCATCCTCGACCACCTCTTCTGCCACCTCTTTGTACTCCACGTCAATCCCTTTCGGCAAAGCCGTCTGGTACTTCTGCGCCAACTGTTCTGCGCTCTGGGCATCGCCCAACGGTTGTTCAGGCGGTGCAACGGTGACTTCCACGTTGTCACGCATACCAAAATAGTTTTTGGCTCGGAAAATCCACTCTGCGGGGTTCTCCTGACCGTACATACCGTTGTACGCCCACATGGACTGCATTTGCAGAATCAGCTTCAGGATGTACTTCTGCTGCAAGCTGTCGTCACGGCGTTTGCCCGCCATAATCTGTTTTAGGCTCACCCATTCGATGCCCAACACCAGTGCAATCCATTCCACCACAGGGGAGATTCTTGCTTCGATGCAAGCGTCAAAGAAGAAGTCAAGGCGCTGCTGCACTTCAATCGGGTTGTTCATGTCCACGCTCGGAAGGTCACCAAAATACTTAGCTGCAATCATGCCGATGACCTTCTTGTCCTCTTCATCGCCGATTCTTGACTGCAAATCGCCCGTGTTCATCATCTTAGATTTCTCGATAGCCAACTCTTGCTGTTCTTTCACCTTTTTACTCACCTGTGAGCGGATGGACTTCCGCTTGTTAAGCATCTGTTGTTTCTTCTTCTCACGCTCTTTCTCACGCTTCGCAGCGGCTTCTTCTTTCGCCTTTTGCGCCCGCTTCTCACGCTTTTTCTTTTCAGCTTCGGTCAGCGGCGGTCTGCCACGACCACGCTTCGGGGGTGTTGCCATGTATCAGACCTCCTTGATGGGTTTCCAAACAGGGTATGCACATGGATGCTTTGCAACTTCATTCCACAACCACTTATATGGATAACCTACGCAAGCGGACTTTGTGATCGGGCCAGCAATCGCCATCACATAGCCGTTTTCATCTGCATCTTCTTTCTTAGGTGGTTGCTCGAATGCGCTTCTCCACAAGCCCTCAAACCCGATTTCGCTATAAGAAACCGTTTCAAAATAGTGCGTAGCCATCCCAAGTTCTTGCTCGATATTGCTACGGATGCTCTTGTCATCCTCGTCCGCTTCAGTTTCGAGAACAAGGTAAATTCGCTTTTTCATGTTCTCACCTCTTCATCTTCATTTCGATGTTGTCCAGTTTCCGTGCAATCCACCAGACGGAACAACAGTTGTCCAACTGTCGCCACCATGCGCACTTTTCTTTCTCACATACGCACCGGCCAAGCGGATTGCTCGTCATCTTCATCGGGCAGTAAAGTTCGTTGTCCATTGGTTACTCTCTCTCAATATGCACCTTAGCTCTTTGAACATTTTCTGAACCGACAAAACTTTTGAACGAGCCATTTTTCAAATTTACAGCGTTATAAACCAGCGTAGTAAAATTTCTGCTTGCTACCGTAGTTGAAACGTTCTCTGTTTTCATGTAAAGTTCCGAATGATGATAAAACGCTTCCGCAACATCAATGTCGCTAAACGGCATTAGAATATCGTTTATTGATTTAATTTCCATACTTACCTCCACCCAATCATAACAGCCGTACAAGCGACCAGACACACATTGACAAACAGCCAGACGAGCATTGCTTGACGTTCTTCAAATAGGTTGTCTGCCATGTCCTTGATTGTCCGTTCGGACTGAACTACCACCGCCAGCAGGACTAGGCAGACCAGCCAGCAAGTTACAAATTCAAACATTGTTATCCTCCATCAAATCGTCCATGCTTAACTGACCGGGAAGAACACCGTCTTCCGTCCACCAGTGAAAAACATCTTCTCCTGTTTTCCATTCAGCAATATCGTTTGGCGCTTGGAGTCTTTGCCTGATGTCAAGCATTCTCTGGAATGCCATAATGTACGCTTTTTTGAATTTTGGATATCGTGCAAAATCCCTACATTGATGTTTATATCCCCCAAGAGGGCATCCAACACATCCAACACGTTCAAAACCACATTGATATAGCGGATTTATCGGAAGCGACTCAGAGTGAATGTAACCCCAAACATCTGCATTTGACCAGTCCACAATCGGATTGACGGTCATTTTGCCCTTGAGGTTGCAAGTCTCAAACAACTGCCTCTTCTCGTCATTGTCGCTCGTAAGGATAATGCGCTTTTCTTTGTTTCTATGGCTGATTTCCATAATCCCACGAGTATTGTTTCTCCTAACAGATTCAGCCCAGCGAACTCCAGTTGCGATAAAGCACCCGCTCATCGTTGGAGATTCTTTTAAGATAGAGCAGCAATATCGCCTATTTCTTGTTGGGGGGGCTTTTATCATTGGAATCAGCGTCCACATGGACACGGGCTTGTCCTTGTAGCGGGGCATGACGATGGAGCATTTTATTCCACG